ACGTGCTGACCAATCAGTCAGGCAGGGGCTTCTCGTGGGAGGTGAGATTCCGCAACCAGCCGGTGAGCGGAAACGACGGCACGACGGCTCGGACCTTCGCGCGCCAGAACCTCTGGAAGACCGCCAAACTCGATTGGCGCGGCTATCAGGTCACCGACGCGATCTACCGTCGGGAGATGCTGGAGAACCGCGGCCAGCAGGCGCTCATCAACGTCGCCGGGAAGATGGCCTCGCGTCTTCAGGAGTCGATGGAGCAGCACCTCGCGCGTGAGGTGTACGTCAACGGGGACGCCGTCGGGAACGAGTTGCGGTTCAACGGCCTCGACTCCATGTTCCAGTACGAAGGCACGGTGAACGTCGACACCGGCGCGCAGGAGAAGACCGCCCGCGCCGAGGACCCGTTCTGCTGGGCGAAGGACACCTACGCCACGCTCTCCACCGAACTCGGCGCCGAAGCCGGCTCGCAGTTGGAGAAGGGATCGTGGCCGAACGTCGCGTGCGACCCGGAGTATGACTATTACTCCCCGATCATCGTCAACTACACGTCCTCGTTCTTCAAGGGCGAGACCCCGACGTGGAAGGACCAGTGCGTCGAGGCCGTCCGCGAGGGCGTTCACCAGTCGAAGCGCAATGACTCGAAGGAGTCGGCCATCGATCTCGTGATGCTCGACCGGCGCATGTTCATCGACTACATGAACCGGCTCGACTCGAAGGAGCGCACGATCGTCACGCGGACGAACGGCCTGAAGTCCTACGGCTTCTCGGACGTGTTCGAGCAGGACGGCGTCGAGATCAGCACGGAGTACGCGGTGCCCACGGGCTGCGGCTACGGCCTGTCGATCGCCAACATGTACCTCCACTGCATGGAGGGACAGTTGATCACGGCCGAGGGGCCTTACTATTCGGAATCGAACCAGTCATACAGATACGTGGCGTCCGTCCTCGCCAACATGCGCTTCGTCTCGCCGCGCAACTTCTTCAAACTCGTGGACGCCAAGGGCGTCTGATCTCCACCTCACCACCACCCCCAAGGAAGTCGCAAGACCATGTCCTACACGTTCGATCCCGGCTTCGGTCGCGGCCATGTTCTCGGTGCTCGGTGGAATCACCCCATCGAGAAGACCGACCCGACCGTCACGGGTGCCTCCGTCGTGCTGACCACGAAGGAGTTCACCGACGTTCACGCGAAGACCGGCGCCGTCCTGTCGCCCGAGATCGTGACCTGCCTCGCCGTCCGCAACACCGACGCCGCGGGCACGACCCCGTGGGCGCCCGGCGCGGCCAAGACGGTGGCTGGCTACAAGGGCGTGGTCGACGAGTACCTGCCGAAGGTGACCGGCACCGGCGCGGACGCCCTCGGCGGCTGCGAGCCCGGTGAGGTCTGCTGGCTCGTGATTCAGGGCCCGTACACGGACCCGGCCACGAACAAGCGGCAGCGGATCAACGTCGTCAACGGCACCGCCGTGCCCGTCACGCGAGTTCTCGCCGACGGCACCGAGGAAGAGGTCGAGGTGGTCGTCGACCCGACCGCCGACACCGACGCGACCACGACGACCCCGACGATCCCCTGACCCAAGGTGACCCCCATGAAGCGATTCCTGATCGGCGCCCTGCTGCTGGCCTTCGCCCCGATGGCGTTCGCTGGTGACACGGTGGACCACACCGACGCCCACGACCGCCTCGAACTTGGTCACCAGATCAAGCAGTCGAAGCAGGAGATGCGGCGGGAGCGGCGTGCCGCCCGTGCCCGGTTCTACGCCTCCAAGAACGAGGAGCGTGCCAAGGCGCTGCGTGCCGAGGAGCGTGCTCTGGAGAAGGCCAACAAGGACACCCCGACGGAAAAGTGATCTCGGTCGGGCCCGGGCCTGACTGACCTCGCGGGCGGCGGGATGGCAGGACGCCGCCCCGTCGCCCGTTCTCATATGTGAGCCCATGTACCAATACGGCCCAGTCAACGAGTTGAGCGCCGGGGGCAAGACCTCATCCAGCGGGTCTCGCTCCGTCAACTACGACCACTCCGGGCAGGACGCCGCCTACAAGGTCGGCGACGAGGCCGCGACTCTCGGGGCAGCGCAGTTGTCCAACCTGTACCGGGGGGACATCGAGGGCTCGCTCGCGACCGGCCGGCGGATCGCCGAACTGAAGGACTACATCGACGGCTTCGCGGCGACGGGCGGCCAAGGCGGCATCTACAACGGCAAGATGATCCTGCCGGGCACCCGCATCGACAGCGAGAGCGGCTCGGCAAGCCGCGACACGGTGTACGACTCTGGCGCCTCGTACCACGAACCGGACCCCCTGAAGCACAACCCGCCCAAGCCGCCCGCGCCCCCGAAGGAAGCCTGACATGGCTGACACCTACGAGTCCGATTGGGACGAGTCCTACGACGACTACTACGCCCGCCAGCAGCAGGCGCAGGAGCGTCAGGCGTACGAGGCGGCCATGCACGCCCGAGGCGCCAACACCGACACCCGCGGCCCCGGGCAGATGCTTCCGGCCAGCCAGATGATGACTGGCATGTACGGCCCCAACCGCGAGGCGGAGAAGTACGCCGCCCGCGAGGCGTGGGAGGCGCAGCAGGCTGCCAGCCGTCGCATGTACGACGACACCCGTCGCCAGCAGCAGTTCGAGAAGCGGGCCATCCAAGAGGAGGCGTCCCGCCGGAAGTTCGACTCTGGCACGCAGCGGCAACTCGGCATGTACGCCGAGGACACGAAGCGGGAGCACTCGAAGAACGTCACGGGCGCGATGAACAACGCGACCAACTCGATGGCCTCCGTGATGGGCAATCTGGCTGGTGGCACCCAGAACACGCCCGGCATGAACCTGTATGGCGCGGGCGGCCAGAGGATCGGGGGCGGCGGATTCAGCCCGGGCAGGAGCCCGCTGTCGGGCCTGCTCGGCTAGTTCTAGTCCGGCATCCGCCGGACGCTCGGGGCCCGGTCGGGAGGACGCTCCCGATCGGGTTTCCATCGTGAGGAGGTGCCCCGTGGGGCCCGGCGAGAAGTGCTGCGTGGAGTGCGGCGAGGTCCGGCCGGATGATCCGGTGACGTTTCCTCTGTACCGCAAGCAGACGGCGATGTGTCTGGCCTGCGTCACGAAGAAGCGCAAGGCTTCGCAGGCCCAAAAGGCCGAGAGCCGCGCCCGCAAGATGGCGCAGATCGAGGGGCGGGCGGTCGACTCGCTGATCGCAGCCACGCGCGTCGGCGGGGCCACCGTGCCGCACTCGGCCGAGTTGCTCGAACAGTTGATGACCTACTTCGGCGGTGTCGCCGGGTTCTCCAGCATCGTGCTGAAGCAGTACTTCGACGCAAAGCCCGGAAGCGCCGCCCGGACAAAGATGCTGGAGATGATGACCCGGCTCGTGACCACCAACGCCGAGCAGGGCGGCTCCAAGAAGCCGCTAACATTTTGGTCCGAGGACGAACTCAACGAAGAGATCGAGCAGCGGCTGGTGGAGGCCGCGGCCAGCATGGTCGCCCTCCCTGCGCCCAAACTGGAGGTGGTCGATGCAACCGCTACCGAACCCGCCGGGTAAGCCGTCCAAGTTCGCGCAGGATCGCCTGCGTGAACTACAGGCCGAGATCAACGAACGCCGGATCGAGGCGCTGAAACTCTACACGCCCTCCCCCATGCAGGACGAGTTCCACAAGTGTCGCTCCTCCGAGGCGCTGGTGATTGGCGGCAACCGATCAGGAAAGTCACTCTGCACGTTCGTCGAGGACGCTCGCGCCGCAACCGGGCAAGACCCGTACGGGAAGTACCCGGAGAAGGACGGGCTGCTGGTGATCATCGGCCGGAACTGGACCCACATCGGGCTCGTGGCAGTGCCCTACCTCCTGAAGGCGGGGGCGTTCAAGATCATCCGTGACGAGCAGACGGGGAAGTGGCGGGCGTTCAACCCGGTCACCGACGAGGCGCGGAAGCACCTCGCCAAGCCGGCCCCGCCCCTGATCCCGCCGCGGATGATCAAGACCATCTCGTGGGTGCTGAAGTCCAGCAACTACTGCAACCATATCGAACTCCACAACGGCTGGAAGATTCAGTTCTTCAGCGCCGAGGGAGAACCTGCCCAAGGCTACGCCGCCTCGCTGATCCACATCGACGAGGACGTCGGAAACGACAACATCCTCCCCGAGGCGCAGGCCCGGCTCGCCGACAAAAAGGGGCGGCTGGTCTGGTCGGCCATGCCGCACTCGCGGTCGGAGTCGCTGCTGTCCCTGTCCGAGCGCGCCGACCGCGCCGAGGAGGCAGGCACAGCCGAGACGACCATCAAGAAGTTCACGCTGCGCTTTCTCGATAACGCTTGGATCGACTCAGCCGAGAAGTCCAAGATGCTGGAGCGGTGGGCGGCGCAGGGCGAAGACGTGCTCCGGATGCGCGCCGAGGGCGAGTTCATCACGGACTCCGTCCTCGTCTACCCCAACTTCGCCATGTCGGTCCACGGGTTCCTGCGCGAGGACCTTCCCGACGGCCAGATTCCCGCGGACTGGACGCGGTTTGCGGCTATCGACCCGGGGCACTCGGTGACCGCGGCTCTGTTCGCGGCCGTCCCGCCAGACAACTCGATGGTGCTGGTCTACGACGAACTGTACATCCGGCAGTGCTCTGCGGCGATCTTCGGCCAGAAGTTCGCCGAGAAGGTGCAGGGACAGCAGTTCCACCAGTGGATCATCGACATGCACGGCGGCCGGATCACGGACATCGGCTCCGGCCGGGCCGTGGTCGAGCAGTACATGGAGCAGATGCGGCTGTACAAACTGCGCTCCCTGACGACCGGGGCGGGGTTCTTGGCGGGCTGCGATGACATTCAGGCCCGGACCTCCGCCGTGCGCACGGCCCTGTACATCCGCCCGGACGGCAAGCCGCGGCTCCGGGTGCTGCGGGGGGCGTGCCCGAACCTAGAGCGCGAACTGCGGCGCTACCGCAAGAAGACGCATTTCATCAACGGGCTCTCCGTCGTCAGCGACGAGCCGAACACCCGCGGCGAGGTGCATGCATGCCAGTGCATGGAGTACATCGTCGCCTCCGAGCCGAAGTACCGCTCGCCTCCGAAAAAGGACGAGTCGGATACGACCCCCGAGTGGATAATCAACTACATCGCGCGCAAGACCAAGAACCGGGTGGGTGCGTGCGTTTATCTGGGCCCGGCATCCGACGCCAGTGCGTCAAGCGAGGAGACGACGAATGTCGAGCAGTACGAGTGGGTCTGACTTCCCGACGCAGACGGTGGAACTCGGGGACATGGTGCTGTTCTACAGCAACGTCCTGAACCAGAAGGACCCGGTGATCGGCTGGGTCTCCCGCCGCCCGGGCGTGAACACGGTCTTCATCCTGACCTTCTCCCCCGACGAGGGGTTCGTCGAAAAGCCGTCGGTGCGTCACGCCGACGACCCGGGCCTCGTGGACAACTCCGCGTGGCGGCAGTGGGGGTGCTGGCGCTTCCACCCGGCAACGGAGACGCTGAAGAAACTGCGCACGATGATGCCGCAGGTGGTCTCCCTGCTCGCCCGGCAAGGCAGCAAGAAGGGGGAGTGACGCCATAAAACGGGCGGAGGACACCGATGGCCGAAGACGATCTCAAGGAGGACAAGGGCGACGGGGATGACCTCAAGCAGTCTCCCCTGAACCCTGCCTCGCCGCTCAAGCCCATCGCGCAGATGTGGCTGAAGAAGATTGCGGCGGCCAAGAAGGCCAAGTCGGCGTTCGACTCTGACGCCCGCGAGGCGATGCACTTCTTCGATGGCGGGCCCCGGTGGTTCTTCGAGAACAGCAACCGCGGCCTGACCCTCATGTCACGCCCCACCCCGGCGCCCGCGTTTCGCCTCACCGTGAATCGCGTGTGGGAGGTGGTGAAACTCATCGGCGCGGTCATCTACAACCGCAACCCGGTCCGCACGGTGACCCCACGGAAGTTCCCGGTGATCCCGCCGCAGATGGTCGGGGTCGACCCGGAGGCGTACCAGATCGACCCGATGACCGGGCAGCCCATGCCCGATCCGGCGGTGATGCAGTTCATCGACGCCTCCAAGGCGATCGACGCCGCGGACCAGACCAAGCGGATCGTCGCCGAGTTGATGCAGACGTACCTCAACTGGACCCCGATCGAGAACAACCTGATCTCCCATGGCCGACAGGTCGTGGACGAGGCGCTCATCAAGGGCGGCGGTGTCCTCTGGACCGAGGCTGTCTCACAGCAGAACGTGCCGCCGGCCGACCCAACCCTCGTCATCGGCTCGTTCTACGACTCCGTCGACAACCTGCTTCTGGACCCGGACGCGCAGGTGATCGAGGAGATCACATGGTGCGCCAAGAAGTGCGTGCTCCCGATCGATCAGGCGGCTCGCATGTTCGGCCTCCAGCGAGCGGACCTCAAGGCGAACTTGGAATCGTACGACTCGACGTCCCGCAACGTGGACGACCGGCACGGGGATGGCAGGCCCGGCAAGAAGCGCACCGGCAAGACGAAC